ATTTCTAGTCCTCTAAACTTGACAGTTGTCTTTTCGCCATTCTTTAGCGTTACTTCTTCTGAATGTTCAAGTACAGGCATAGTATCAAAGAAGTGCTTGATCTTCAACATTGCTTGCATAGGCAGATCATCAAAGAACTCTTCAATCTCTTGCTTAGAGAATGTTGAAATCACTTCTTCTGAAGTGAATACAGATTCAATACATGCAATTGCCATATCTCGATCACTGAACTTTTCGATAATCTCGAAGCTAGGATATTGCATAACTACACCCATAGATTGAAGTTCATCTAGGATGATAGTCTTATCATGATCTTCATGTTGTGTTAACTTAACCTTGTTTAAGTCTACTGTTACGTCAATGAAGTTAGTGCGCTTTGCCCCTTCTTCATCTTCGTAGTTTTCTGCATATCGAACAACTACAATCTCACCTACAGACTTAGCACGGATACGCAAGAACAAATCTTCTAAGTCAAATGTAGGCATCTTACTAACATCTACTTTACCGAATGTGCAGTTAGTGATTACCTGCTTAACTGCATTCAGAATCTCTTGTTCGGTCTTTTCTTCCCCTTCCTTTGCAAGCAGAAGGATCTTTTGTTCCTGGTTGGTAAAGGGACGATACTCAATCTCTTTATTCATCCCAACCAGCTTGTGTTTGTACTTAGGTAAAGAAACTTTTGGAAGTGCCATGTTTTATCCTGTTAGTTTGCTCAATGTGCCATCAACAATATCAATCAACTCTGCTGCCTGGTTGTTTGTAATCTTATCATTAATTGAGATAGATGCTTTCATACTGTTTAGTAGACCTACAGTCTTGTTAATTGATTCACCTGTAGTCTCTCTAACAATACCATCTATCTGATTATATATATTCACCGCCTCACCTTCCAAATCGAGCCCTGTTGTGCTTTCTACATAGTCCAATGCGCGTTGTACTACAGGGTTAGACAAAATAGGGGCGATGTAAGGGCCCAACGGCGTCTGAGACAGGCTACTAACGTCATCTGCTTGGGCAGGGTCTAGCTCTAAGTTTGTCCACTTTGTATAAGCAAATTGAACCATTAGCTCATGTGCATTGTTCATCTCGTTGTTGGACAACGTCAGAGGGTTGAACATTACAGGAAACGCACCTTCTAGTTTTACTGCATGAACTACTTCATCATTTTGATTGAGCTGGAAGATTGTGATGTCAGTGGAGTATTCGTTAAAGTATGCAACCTCATGGCTATGAGGGTTAATAATCAAACTTTGCCAAGAGTCAATTAGGTTCTTCTCGTGCATATCTGACGATACCTTAAAGACGAACTGCTGTTGTGCATACATGATAGAATGACCTACCTTGTACACATCACCGTTATACTTTGCCTCTGAGACGTTGATAGTCTTACCTGGCAATTCAGTTTGAGTACACATCAAGTCAAGACCCCTAGTTACTTCTGTAGTAGAAGGACCAGTAAACACTTTAATGATCTTGACAACATCACCAAACAGTTCAGCGAGTTTAGACTTGTCTTTATCTTGTGAAATTTGATTCGTTAGTCCACTAGGTAGCGGAATAAGGACTCTAAATCTATTAGTCCTTGATACGCCGTGTTTTAGAATATGTGACTGGAATTCCTTGTAGGACATCTTTGCGACCATTCAATAAATAACTGTTATTACGTTTATTTATTTACGGATTATAAAAATGTCTACGTTAAAAGCTAACAACCTAAAAGACATAAGTGGTGGTAACGAAGTGGGAGTACAAACCCTTCGAGCAATTGTTGATGCATACAATAATGGAACTTTAGGTTTAGGTGATATTGATCCAGTCCAACTTCAGGCTATTCTTACGGCATACGAAAATGGTGAATTAGGCGGATCTTCTGCACTTCCGTTTTTCTTTGTTAATGCCCCCGATGAAACAGAAGTTATCCCTGCATCTACATTTGTTGAAGATGGAGTTTACTTTGTAGGTTCTTTTAACCCAGTTAGGGGAACAGTTGTAACAGTAGAGTATTTTGTAGATTTTATGGAAGGAGGGAAAGATATTCATATTTTCACTACCGGGCCTACAATTATCATGGGGTTGCAACCAGACCCAGAAGACCCTAGTGGGTACTTTGCATCGCCAATTGCAAATTTAACCCTCGGTGGATCATTCTCTGGTAGGACTTTAGCCGTAAGTGGTATTGCTGGAGTACCTGTAGTAGATTTTTTAAACAACCCTATTGTTGACTTAGCAAATACCAGTGACCCGAATAACATGTATGTTGCTCGCAACCCTAATGGATCGTTAGAATCTCAAACTGCACGGATTGCAGCCGACTACGGGGCTCCGGGTTTTGAATATCATATTATGTCTGACATGGACGAACCAGTCTACTTAGAGTATGCTGATGGGTCTCCTATCACAACAGCATCTGGTTTTACTAACCAACTTAGAACACGTTACTCTGTGGCAACCATTAAGAAAATTAACGATACTACCTGGGTCGCATTTGGCGATTTGATGCCAGCCTCTTAATAAAGGATTAATCATGCTATTAGGATCAGTGGCTAGTTCTAGATTGTTATCGCAAGCCCTTGTTGAAGGTGATACATACTAGTGCATGGCTGAAACCCCAAACATTTTATTTAAATAGTTTGAGGATAACTCAAGGGGTAACTCGATACAGTGGCCCATATACTGCTCCAAGTCTTCCGTTTAAAGAATAAAAGGTTAGGTCTAATATGGATACATTAAAGAAATTTTTCAATTGCTTAGCCAATGAGCAGAAGTTGTTCAGAAGAGCAATCTTAGTTTGGGTTATGGTAATCATCACATACTGGTCATTCTTTCTAATGGATGTGACAATCGTAACAACTATCAGTAACGCTGGTGCTGCTATGGTTGCAACTATTTTTGGTATTCTCACAACAGTGATTGGACTATACCAATATCTAAGGAACAAAGATGACGAAAGAGCGAATGGAGGTAGGTAATGTTACTCGGAGTTGTTGCAGCTAGTATTAAGGCTACTATCCCGTCTATTAGTGATCCATTCTGGGACGATACGCACCTGCTTCTAAATTTTAACGATGCATTAGGCAGCACGACGTTTGTAGATGACAGCCAGTATGCCAACAGTGTTGTCAGAGGGAGCGGAACACCTACGGTTGTCGAAAACGCAGCTATGTTCGACGGAAAGTGTTTGAAGGGTGGCAACCATCCGAGCGTCGTCAACGCGACGCTCAGCAACCCAGAGGCGGCAACCGCGTTCACCGTTGAGTGCTATGTAATCCCTATAGCGGGGCAGCAGTGCGGCATCTTCTACGCACCGAACATGTCCTTCCAGGTAGATTCCTCTGGCAACGTGCTAATAGCCGTGAGCGGTTATCCGAGGATCAGCTTCGCCCTAACACCCGGCACCCGATATCACGTTGCGATGACTGTGGAGGCAAGGGGGGGCACCACATACTTCGCGCTGTATGTCAATGGAGTAAAGATCAACGAGATCGGCAACACAACAGCTATCACCTTGGGCACAAATTTCATCGTGCAGATTGGCCGCACATCAGACAGCGGGTTCTCTTATTTGAATGCGTATATCGACAAGTACAGATTAACGTTTGGGCTTAGATACACCGAAACTTTCACGCCAGCGGAATATTAAAGGTCAATCATGATAGCATACCGCACAGTACACCCCTACACATCGGAGCAGACTTAGGAAGATATAACCACAATGAGATCATTACAGATAGAGTAAGACATTGCAGAGGATACTGGTTAAATGAAATATCTATTAATAATTAGACGTAAAACTATTAACTAAGGAACAAAAATGAAAGAACTAATTAAAGCATCATTACAATGGTCTTGGCTTATTCTAGCTAGACTTTTAGGTATTATTACAGGTCTTGTAGTTGTAGCAATTGCAATTCCATTTAGACGCGAAGATATTTCAAAGAGTGACGGTAGACGTATTATTAACCTACCTAAGTGGGCATGGTTATGGGGAAACGACTTTGATGGGCTGTTGGGAGATAAACGGGAATGGTGGGCAAATAACACACCATTCGGATGGAAAGTAGATAGCTATATGGCAATGTACTGGTGGGCTGCTATCCGTAACCCTGCTAATAACATGCGATTTCTTGATATGTTCAGTGCTCCAGTAAGTGTACCGGCTAGAGTTTACTGGAAGGGTGATTATATAGTAGAAGACAAAGTAGGCATGGATGGATGGCAGCTTGTTATCTCTAGTGATAATGGTAAAGATAAGTACGGATTCTACTTTGTTAAGTGCTGGAATGATGCACGAGCATTCGTTGTTCGTATTGGGTTTAAGATCAAGCCTAGCCACGATGAATCAGTAGATGAACCAAGAAAGGGGTTGACATTTAAAATCAACCCCTATAAAGACATCACTTAATAACGAATCTTGCTGTTGGAAGAAATAGTGCTAGCTCCCACGCTTGAGATGGCACTTCCACAAATGTAGATCTAACATGGTCCATGCGATATGCATGGACCGCTTTCTTGAAGTGCTCAGACTCAGACATCGCCTTCAATAGCTGCCAATCAAGTTGCAATTTTGTGTTCTTTCTGTAGCGCTTCTCTGTCCTTAGCTTTAATAGGGCCTTAAACGCCGCCATTCGTGCTGCTGGGGGCAAGTAATGCATGTTTAGCCCTAGCACTATAGTCATACCGTCCTTCGCCTTGTACGAGTCAAACGGGAAGATCAAAGGATATCTGTCATAGATAGGTAGAGTGTCTTTATACTTAGGGTCGTACTCGTAGAAGTACATTTTCCCTATAGTCATCTTCTCCTTCCACAATTTTCGGTCACGGAACATAACGCCAGTTCCTACCTTGTTGTGGGCTCTCCCTACATACTGACGGAACCAGTTTAATGAGTTTGCAGTGTTACGCTTCTGACTGTTAGGATTGTTCTTCTTCCATGCCTTTTCGATTCGCTGGAGGATTTGCAATTCTGTGCCGGTCTGATTAGCGTATTCTTGTTTATCTGTAGCCATGGTTATTCTTCATGATAAGTATATTCTTTATTTATTTGCTAAATAGTATGATAATACGAATTGAAGGATAATGAAATGACTACCAT